TTGTTATCAACCCAGATGCTTACACCTGGTACGAATCACCACGCCTATCACTCCAGACAAACCTCATCTCAACAGGTCAGGTTCAAGTTGGATACTACGGCTATGGCGCAACTGCTACAAAGCTTGGTGCAGGCGCTTACCGTTTCATGGTTGCGTAGTCAATAACTAATCATGGGGGGGCCGCTGCTCCCGGTGGCTCCCCCAGCCGTTTAATAGAGAGGATGTAGAGATGGCTTCAATCGTTACAGTTGCAGAACTAAGGTCTATCCTTGGCGTTTCTACATCCCTTTATAACGACGCTTATTTAACAGATGTAATCGACACAGCAGAGGCAGTTATCTTGCCAATGCTCGTTACATACGCTTCACCAATTTCACGCGTTGAATTGCAAGACAATATCGCTTACTACACAGTTCTAGGCGAGAACAACTTCTCAGAGGGTCAGAGCGTAGTCATCACAGGATGCGGCTCCCCGTTTAATGGCACTTTCACAATCTTGGAATCTAGCAACTACGACATAGACACCTATGTAATGAACTCTAATTCTCGCGTATTCGTTGATGGCGTTTACAGAGATTTCAACGGATTCTTCACAGTATCAATTACCAACGCAGACATCGATGGCAGAGATGTTATTCCTTCAGGCAAAGCAACCCTTTCAGGCGCAGCCACTTATGTAGGCGTAAGCGCCGTTGAATCAGCAGTTCTTGCAGTATCAGTAGAAGTATTTCAATCTCGCATCGCTCCTGGCGGACAGATCGAGGGAATCGACTTCACAAATGTCTCGCCTTATCGTTTAGGCCGCAGCCTTTTCAACCGCGTATCAGGACTCCTAGGGGCGTACATCGACACCGATTCAATGGTGCAATAAATGCCAGCCTCAACAATCCTGGACACAGTTCGTCAACCTTTAGCAACAGCCTTCGCCAATGTCGCAGGCAATGTCTATGCTTATGTGCCAGAAGCGCCAATGGTTCCCTTCGTAGTCTGCGTTCCAGATTCGCCTTATCTTGAATTAGAAACAATTGGCAAGACCACACTTCATACTAAAATTAACCTCGTAATCTCGGTCGCAGTTGCCTATAACAGCAACCCGGCATCGCTCGACAATCTCGAGCAGCTCGTAATAAGTGTTCTGAAAGTTATCCCAGTTGGATACACAATCGGAGCGGTTGAAAAACCAACGGTTACTCAGGTCGGCCCTAGCAATGTCTTGGTGGCAGATATCAGAGTTTCTACCTACTACACACAAACAAACTAAGGATAAATAATGGCAACCACAGTAATCACAGGTCGCGATATTTCTCTATCTTTCACAGGTGGAACAGATATCGAAGCCCAAGCAACTTCAGCAGTTCTAACTAAGACAAACCTTCGCGAGACATATCAGACTCTTGATGGCGAGGCTTACAAGACCACAAACATCGAAGGAACTTTTGCTCTTTCAATGCTTGCTGATTGGGGCAAGACAGGTTCAGTATGCGAAGCACTCTGGACAGCCGCAGAAACAGCACCAGACACAGACATCACAGTAAGTCTTACTGCTGCTACAGGCGCGGTATTCTCATTCCCAATCATGCCTGAATTCCCAACAGCAGGTGGCGCTGGAACTGATGCCCAGACAGTAGACTTTACTTTCAAGGTATCAAAGGGCGCAGTTACAGAAACCTTCAGTTAAACAATAGAAACGGGAGCAAACAATGCAACAGCAAATAACAATTAAATATGTTGATGGATCGGAAACCACTTACCTGGTTCGCCCACCTGATTACGCGAAATGGGAGATGACCACTAAAAAGGTTATCTCTCAGTTCGGGGGCATGTGGGACATCCTTTATGTAACGCATTCAGCAATGAAACGCGATGCAGGCGGCAAGCCAACTAAGACACTCGATGTCTGGATGGAATCGGTTGCGGATGTTGAAGTAGGTGAAGGAAACCCAAAAGTCATACTAGAGGAAGCGTCAGCCGACTCTTAGTAGAACTGGCAATAGCCACTCAGATCCCTATGGATCATTGGCAAAGTGCCGAGGATATTCTTACAGCGATTGAAATACTAGAGGAGCGTAATCGTGGCAGATGAATTAATCGCCTTCGATAAGACGGAACTCCGCATGGTGTTTAAAGCCTTAAAGAATATGGGTGAAGAAGCAAACGATGAGGCCAAGCGCCAATCAGGCGCTCTGGCTGAATTCGCCCGGGCTGAGGTTATTCAAACTGCTAGCAGGGGTAATAACACTAAAGTCTCAGGCAGGATTGCTCAGGGTTCTAGAGTTAAGAAGTCAAGCCGCATCGGTGAGATTACTTATGGATTCGCATCACAGAAGTTCTCAGGTGGGGCAACCACTAAAGATATCTGGGGCGGTTCTGAATTCGGTTCTAATAAGTTTAGACAGTTCCCTGTCTGGTCAGGCCGCGAAGGTCGAGGCTCTAAGGGCTGGTTTATTTATCCAACTCTGAGAAAGATCCAACCTCAGATCGTGGCTAAGTGGACACAATCATTCGATAAGATTTTGAAGGAGTGGGGCTAATGGCAACAGGTACGAGAGCGTTAACGCTCAAGCTTCTTGCTGATGTCGATAACTTCACTAAGAATCTTGATAAAGCGGATAAAGATGTAGCCACCTTCGGCGATAAAATTTCTAAGTTCGGAAAGATTGCTGGAGCAGCCTTCGCAGCAGCAGGCGCAGCCGCCGTTGCTTATGCTGGCAAGTTGGCCATCGATGGCGTTAAGTCAGCCATTGAAGATGAAGCCGCTCAAGCCAAGTTAGCAAACACTCTTCGAAATGTTACTCAGGCTACTGATGCCCAGATTAAAAGCACAGAAGAATTTATCCTTCAGACTTCTCTGGCTACTGGCGTTGCAGATGATGAACTTCGCCCATCCCTCGATCGTTTAACTCGAGCAACTAAAGATGTTGATAAGGCGCAGAAGTTACAGGCGCTAGCACTTGATATATCTGCTGGTAGTGGCAAGTCTCTTCAAGCAGTTACAGAAAGCCTCTCAAAGGCTCAAGAAGGCAACCTAGCAGGCCTTAGCCGCTTAGGAGTTGGAATAACTAAGGCTGAACTCGCAAGCCTTTCATTCGATCAGATCACAGCCAAACTCGCTGGCACTTTTGAGAACCAGGCATCAAAGCAAGCAGATACATTTCAAGGAAAGTTAAGCCGCTTGCAAGTGGCCTTCGATGAAGGCAAGGAAACTGTAGGCGCTTACATCCTTACAGCGATCACTCCGTTGGTTGAGAAGTTGGTTAAGGATGTTATTCCAGCGATCGCAGACTTTACTAGCAACCTGGGCGAGAAGCTTCGCCCGGTAATTCAATTCTTGACTCCAATTACAGACGGCCTTCGCAAAGCCTTTAATAGCGTTCGTGATTCTTTAACAAGTAACAGCGAAGAACTAAAGCCTTTAATTACTCTATTTAAGGGTGTAGCAGAGTTTGCTAGAGATGTACTCGCACCAATTCTTAGCAAGGTTCTAGGCAAGGCTTTCGAAGTTGTAGGCGATGCCATAGGCGCTCTTATCAGCGGCCTAGCCAAAGTAGTCTCATTCTTCGATGATCTTTATAACAAGATCAAGCGAGTAATCGAGATATCTAAGCAGATAGGTTCTGCCCTAAATCCATTTAATAACGCTTCATTCTCAACTGGAGCAGTATCTCCAGCAGCGCCAGTAACCCCAGCAATGCCTACAGCACCTATTGCGGCTTATCGCTATGTCGGCGGCCAAGGAACTACTAATATCACCGTTAATGGCGCAATCGATAGCGAATCAACCGCTCGTCAGATCGTAAGCATTCTCAATGATTCTTCAGCTAGAGGCACACTCGGAAGCGCGGCCTTCTTTTAATGACCGCCTATACCCCATCCTATAAGGTAATAATTGATGGCGATGAAGTAACAGATGTAACCATTGCCAATGTAACCGTTACCTCAGGCCGTACCGATATTAATTCTCAGCCAGTTGCAGGCTATTGCCAGTTGCAGTTAATGAACCTAGATAACTCAAGTTACAACTTCACAGTAGGCACCGGGCTTGCAGTAGAGGTAACTAATTCGGTTGGTACTTATGTTCCAATCTTCGGCGGTTATGTTTCAGATTTTACGATTGCAGTTAATCGCGCTGGAGATCTTGGACATACAACCCTTGCCACTATTACTGCTCTTGGAGCCTTATCTAAACTACCTAGAATTATCGATGCTGGAGTATTAAGCCAAGACTTCGATGGAGATCAGATTTACACACTTCTTTCAGGATATCTATTAGGCCAATGGAATGAAGTTCCAGCAGCTCAAACTTGGGCAACTTACAACCCTACCGAAACTTGGGAAAATGCCGTCAACATCGGCTTAGGCGATATCGATCAGCCAGGCGATTATGAACTTATAGCTAGATCATCATCTAACACAGACCTTTACTCATTGTGCGCAGCCATCGCTAATTCGGCTTTTGGCGTTCTATATGAAGATGCCAATGGCAATATTGGCTATGCAGATCAAACTCATCGCCAAGACTATTTAGCGGCCAATGGCTATACAACCTTGGATGCCAACCATGCCAATGGTTTGGGCTTATCATCAACTACTCGAGCAGGCGATCTTCGTAACAGTTTTACTATCAATTATGATAACAATGCCAACCAGACTTATACGGCAGAAGATCTAACCAGCCAGAGTCTTTATGGAGTTTATGGCGAAGAATATACATCTCGAATTAAACATACTTCAGATGCCGAAGCCTTAGCAGATCGCTATATCGAACTTCGCGCTAACCCATATCCTAAGTTTGAGAGCATCACTTTTGTTCTAGGAAATCCTGAGATCGATGATGCCGATCGAGATGCTCTTATTAACATCTTCTTGGGTCAGCCTGTATGGATTCAGAACCTACCCAGCAACATCACCAATGGCGAGTTCCAAGGCTATATCGAAGGCTGGACATTCAGAGCGAGCCTAAACAACCTGAGCGTTACTTTTAACGTTTCTCCAATAAACTTCTCCCAAGTTGCGGTAAAATGGGAGCAGGTAAATGCAGCAGAGACTTGGAACACCCTAAGTCCAACCCTTACATGGATCAACGCGATAGGAGTCGTAGCCTAATGGCAACAACAACAACCAACTTCGGCTGGGATATCCCCCAATCGACCGACCTAGTAAAGGATGGCGCTACTGCCATTGCTGCACTTGGGCAAGATATAGACACAGCCCTTGTCGACCTTAAAGGCGGCACAACTGGTCAAGTACTAGCGAAGGCCTCAGGAACAGATCTCGACTTCTCATGGGTCGCAGTAGATCCACTAACAATTCTCGATGCCAAAGGAGATCTAATTAGCGCAACTGCTGCTGATACTCCAGCACGGTTAGCCGTAGGCACTAATGGCCAGGTATTAACGGCAGATTCAACTGTTGCTACTGGTCTTAAATGGGCAACGCCATCTTCCGGCATAACTTATTCTACTTGGACTCCAACTCTTACAAATTTAACCGTTGGAAACGGAACAGCAATTTGGAGTTACGCTCAATCTGGAAAAGTTGTATTTATTGATATTAGTTTTACTTTAGGTTCAACTTCTTCAGTAGGTGATGTTAGAATTAGTTTGCCAGTTGAAGCAAAATATAACTTTGGTTCATTTTTGGTTAATTACCTTGATGCTGGAACTACTTATTTTGCAGGCGCGGCTGTTATTGAAAATGACGGAACTTCTTTTATTTCTACAAAGGTATTTAAGACAGATTCTACTTACGCAACATTGGCAAGTTTAAGTTCTACAGTTCCAATGACATGGACTACAAATGACCGCATTTCAATTCAAGGAAGTTACGAGGCCGTATAATGACATTTCAATTTAACCCTTCATTTCCTGATGCAACAAATGATCAAAAATGGGATCAGATTAAGTTATGGCGTAATACAAAACTTGCTGAAACAGATTACACACAACTACCAGATGCACCAACAGATAAAGAGGCTTGGGCAGAATACCGTCAAGCCTTAAGAGATTTGCCAGAGCAAGGTGGATTAGCCGATGATGCGGTTTTCCCAGCAAAGCCTTAGCGCAATTTTAGGCAAGTGTGCATATTGAAACCTAAACTATGCAAGGCTGGACAACAGTTAAGGGAACAGTTCGATGATTGTTTCAGCGATCGTGATCGCACCTCAGATGGCTGGATCGGTGATAGTCGGCACTCAGCTCGTAAGTCTGACCATAATCCAGATGAGCAGGGCTGGGTTCGTGCCATTGATGTTGACCGCGATTTATCAGGGAAACCAAAGCCAGACATCATGCCCGATGTGGCGGATCAACTTCGTCAGTTGGCAAAGTCTGATAAACGCATCTCGTACATCATCTTCGATGGCAAGATTGCAAGCGCCAAAAGCGCCTGGCGTTGGAGAACTTATACGGGCATCAATAAGCACCGCCATCATCTCCATATATCTTTCAGTATCAAGGGCGATCAAGATAGTTCGTTCTTTCAAATCCCACTACTAGGAGCAAGCAAATGAATATGAAGCACCCAGCAATCGTATCTATCGGAGCATTCTTGGCCGTATGGGGAACTACTTCTAACTTCGCACTCGATTACCGGGCGATCCTTGGTTCAATCGTTGCTGGTGTATTCGGTTATGCGACACCTAGAAAATGAGCCAGACCGATCTCTTAAATCTTTATATTGCTACTCTTGCGATAGTGGGTGGATTGGCTGGTTATGTGATCACTCACTTGCTGTCGGAGATTAAGCGACTAAATGCGCGTGTCGATGAGATCTACAACATACTTTTAGAGCGATAATTTTAATATGGCACGAAAGAAGGCTATCGACCTAGAGGCTTACTCTATTCTCGATCAGTACTGCATCGGGCTTAATGAGTATTACAAATCCCTAAGACGAGCAGGATTCTCAACCGAAATGGCATTGGCTATTTTGCTTGAACCTTTAACTTATCCTGCAACAATCTTGCCTACTCCTAACTGGCTTCCTAATCTTCCTGGCGAGATCCCATACGATGACGATGATGAGGATTAATGAAGCGAACCGTAGTCATTCCAGACTTGCAATGTCCCTACGAAGATTCCCATGTTGTACGCAATCTCAGTTTATTTATTAAAGCGTTTCGGCCCGATGCTGTACTTACTATCGGAGATGAAATCGACTTACCCCAGATTAGCCGATGGACAGAAAACACCCCGGGCTGGTACGAGCAGACTTTAGCTGAGGATCGCGATCGAACAGTTAATGTTCTTTGGTCGCTTTTCGAGTATTCCAAGGAAGCCCACATGGTGCGCTCTAATCATACGGATCGATTGTATAAAGTAATCATGAAGAAGATCCCAGCGTTCTTATCGTTGCCAGAACTGAAGTTCGAGAAGTTCTTAAAACTTGATGAAATGGGAGTTAAGTTCTGGAGTACGCCAATGCCTATCGCTAAGGGCTGGATTGCCATTCATGGAGATCTGGGCAGCCTTAATCCTAATCCTGGATTATCAGCCTTGAACCAGGCTAAACGCCATGGCCAGAATGTAATCATGGGGCATACCCATAGAGCAGGTAGAAGTGCCGTTTCTGAGGCTTCTAACGGGGTTTTAAGGCGAGTTCTACATGGAGTTGAAGTAGGACATGCAATGGATCTAAAAGCCGCCAAATACGTTTCTACGCCTAATTGGCAGCAGGCCTTCGCCATCGTTACCGAGAACGGCAAGAATGTCCAAGTTGACCTAATCTACATCGAAAAGGATGGAACTTTCCAAGTCCATGGAAGGCGCTATGGCAGGCCTCGATGACTTTCCAGACATTAATCGGACAATCGATGACCATGTTGATGACCAAGAATTGTTACCGTTTCGTTATCTAAATGATCGCGGTTCTGTCTGCTAGTCATGTAACAATTATTCCAAGAAGTCAGAAACTCTGACGGATCGGGAGCAATATGAATATCTATGAGATCGGCTTATTAATGGTCGGTTGGTTAGCAACAGTAATTCTGTTTTACTCAATGGGTGTCGATGCTGGTTATCGAGAAGGCCGCCGGGCGATGCGTAAGTTCTACGATCAGCGCGATAAGGTAAGAGTATGAAAGCCAATGATTACCTTACAGAAGCAAGAGCCATCATCCAGGATCGTGGTCTTGACTACGGCCATCCATCGGACAATATGTCCAGAACCGCATCCCTATGGGCTGCATACCTTGAAATGCCAATCGAGCCTCACCAAGTTGCGATGTGTATGGCGCTGGTCAAAGTCGCAAGATCAATGGAAACTGGAAAAGTCGATAACTACATCGATGGCGCGGCTTACTTCGCGATCTCTGGTCAACTCAAATTAGAGGAGAATGAACTTTATGTTTAAGTTAGAAGATTACGAGACAGTAGCCATGCTGAATAAATGGTTTGTTGAAAATTATCCTATGGGAAGGACTAACATTGTTATCACTTATCACGATGTCGAAAAGGGCTTTATTACATGTCGCGCAGAGGTTTATCGCGATGCTAATGATCCTTACCCTGCGACTTCTAATATCGCTCATGGGGTTCGGGATCTTTATAACACAAACATGCGTAGGTTTTACGCAGAAGATATTGCTTCGTCAAGTCTTGGCCGAGCAATCACGCTTCTTAAAGGCGGCCAAACAGCAACCAGAGACGATATGGAAAAGGTCGGACAAGTAGCGGATAAACCTACTTCAAAACCTTTCGCTGAGAAGTTAGCAGATAAGATAACAATCCCGGTTGAGGATGATCCCTGGATAACGAAGGAAATTCATCCAGCGCCCTCAGCTTCAGAAGCGATTGATCTGATCCAAGATGTATTAGGCGGATCAAAGGTCGATGATGATATTCCTAGTTGTGAGCATGGCGTAATGAAATTTAGCCAAGGCGTATCGAAGAAGAACAATCAACCCTGGGCGCAGTTTAGATGCCAAAACCCAGCAGGCGGATTCTTGGAAAAGTGCGAGCCTGTGTGGTTAGAGATCAATCGCGATGGCAAATGGGTTAAGCAGAAGGCGAGAGGTTAATGAGAGGTTATCGTTTAGGGCGAACCGCTCATTATGTTAGACGAGTTGTATGTCCAATTCGTAAGCGTTGGAATGGTACTTATTGTCTGCATGTTAGATATGATTCAATTCGACACGATAAATATGTGTCTTATATAAAGACGACAGAAAGATGCATGTTAACAAAACCTGAATCCATCGTAGGTATAGAAATATCCGTTGTTGATCCAAGCCAGAGGCGTGGGTGGAGTCATGTTGTTAAAGGCAAATGGTACGCAAATAAAGAATACAAGGTAGAAGCATGAGCAGCCTACAATTTATGAACCAAGACGGTGAATGGGAATCATTCCCTGATGTTGATGTTATCGAGCATTACAAGAAGATCCGAGAAAGCGTTAAAGCCTCAGGGATCACTACTCGATGCTGTCTATGCAATCGTGAATTCGATGTATCAGAGATAGTCATAACTGGTGGATCTTTAATTGCTGGCTTTACCTGGTCATGTCCAGATTGCCATGCAGTAACTCTGGAGACTAATGTCTCAAAGTAGAAAACACCGCGGCTTTCGAACAGAAAGAGTGGTGGCTGATTATCTGAGGCTCTGGTGGGAAGGGGCTTCAGTAGGTCGAGGTTCAGGGCGCGACATCCTCAATGTTCCGTTCGATTGCGAGGTTAAAGCGCGTACTGGACTCGATGTAAAGGGAACGCTCCGCCAGATCGAAGCTCGTACAGAAGAGAGTGGCTTATTGGGGTTCGCTACTTTCAGGCTGAATGGGCAAGGTGAAACACCGGGCGATTATGTCGCGATGCTTCGTCTTAGCGATCTGGTGGGGCTACTCCTTGAGGCTGGTTATGGCAAGCGACAGGACATGGTTCAAGAATCAGACATTAAAAGATGTTTAGGTTGTGGTGTATGGGAACTTGGCCAGCGATGCAAATTATGTAGAGGAGATGAGTAATGGCTGAACTGCCTGAGGCAATGCACACCTGTCCATGTGGCTATTCGCTTAAATCCGCTTATGGCTTTCTAAGTCAGATGGAGATAAGTCGAATGATGTTAAGCCATATTGAAGCAATGCATGGCAAGGTAACCTGATGCCGATTTACGAGTTCGAATGCACGAATGAAGAGCGTTGCCAGAGCAACCTTAGATATGAGAAGGAGTTCTCAATAAATGCAGATCATGATCTCGAATGCCCGTTATGCCATGAGCCAATGCGCAAGATATACAGTTCAGTACCGGTCATATTTAAATCAGGCGGCTTCTATTCAACGGACAAGTAAGGTGCGACACACCGCTCTGAGCAGGACTTATGTTAATGTGCTTGGAGCGTTCGGTACACTATCGGCTAGAAGCCATCAAGGCTTCAACTCGCGCCTGAAAGGCGTAGCGCGAGGGTTAGCCGTTGTTATTGGGCTATCTCTATCTATTGCAAGCATTGATAGATCAGAGGCTTCAATAGTGCCAAATAAGAAGCTAAGAGAATTGGCTAACTATCAATTAACAGATAAGCAATACAAATGCCATAACGAGATAGTTCATAGAGAATCATCTTGGACTATTGATGCAATAGGCAATAAGTCAGGTACTAAGCAAACTCATGGTTATTACCAGATTAAGAGTGAGCATATTAAAGGCAAGCCATACGATTACCAGTTCTACATGTATTGGTATTATGTAGCTCATAGATATTCATTCGATGTTAACAATCCAGAGATACCGGACTATTGCAAAGCATTGCATCACCTCAAGACTAAAGGCTGGCAGTAATGGATGAAGGTACATGCAGTAGATGCGGTACTACTCAAGAACTATCTACTCTGATTGAGATGCTTAACTGGTTACTATGTGAGATCTGCTACGGAGATATCTGATGAGTAAGTTAAGTGATAAAGGATCTACATCATCTTGGCGTAAACTTAGATCGATGATTATTAAACGCGATGGATGTTGCCAGATGTGTGGCACAGAAGAGCGACTAAGCGTTGACCATATCGTGCCTAGAACACTAGGCGGAGACGATAACCCTTCCAATCTGCAAGTATTATGTTCTAGTTGCAATAGTAGTAAGGGGGGTAGGTTTTTTGATAGGGCAAGGACAC